CTTGGTCGGAGCCATACCGGAAGGCGGGGTATCTGGTGATTGTTGTTACTTTGCCAGAATACGATCTTCTTGAGCATTCCTTCGAGTTAAGGAACAAGATATTATATTTAGTTTTTCCAAGACAAGGAAATCGAACAACATGGATACAAGTTTCTAAGATCTACGGGATACTTTTCGCCCCTGTCTGCACTCATTTTAGCAGAGCCAGGACAACCGCTAAAACAAAAAGGAATTTGAAAGATGGTATGGTTCTTGTAAGGGCTGGGATGAATATCATCTGGACGGTTGAAGAAGAGCAAGGACAACAAACCGATAATGGCATTCCTACACTGAAATTCTGGGCAGTTGAGAACCCTATGGGTGTGTTAAGGCGCTTTCTTGAAAGACCGAAGTTTACCTTTGACCCCTGTGATTACGGAGATCAATATAGCAAAAAGACGGATATCTGGGGCTGGTTTAACGAGCCCAAAAAACACCCCTGTCAAATCAGCAAAGAAGCAATGATCTTGATGAGAGACAATAACAGGAAAATGCCAGAACTTGCCGGCTATCCATACCATAAAAGAAGGGCCATAACCCCTCCCGGCTTCGCAACGGCCTTTTATAAGGCAAACAAATAAAGGGATTGAGTGATGGAAAAATGTCCGAAATGCGGTCGGTGCTCAGTAGCATATGACTCGTACCGGGGAAAGTTTATGTGTCACTGTGATGGTTGCACATATTCGAGGGAAAAAGAGACGCTATCATCGAGAGTCATAAGGCTTGAGGAAGAAATGGCACTTCTAAGGACAATGAAGGGGATTGAGTGATGGAAAACTCAAAGCAAGAATGTTCCCATGACTACGGAGACTACATCCGCAAGGGCCGGGCTCACTATGTCTGCCCGAAATGCCTAGAGGATATTACGCTGGAGGTTGTCTTGATGATGGAATCGAGGGAGGGGGAAATGCAAAGAGAAATAAAATTTCGGGCGTGGGATAAGGAAGCTAAAGAATTCAATCTTGACCTGACATTGCCATTGGGGAGGATGTCGAAAAATTTATCAGAACGTTTCATATTGGAACAATTCACCGGGCTACACGACAACACAAAATGGGATGAATTATCGGAAGAAGAAAAGGATGCTTGGGTGGTTTCATCTGGCAACTTGCCGAATGAATGGAAGGGTAGGGAAATCTTTGAGGGGGATGTTGCTGAATTTCAATATTATGATAATGATTTAAAGGGACTTGTTTCGCAAGGAATTGTCAAGTGGAATAACTGCGGTTTTTACTTAGGGGGAAAAGTATGTGTATCAATAGAAGATAAACATACTCTTATAATCATCGGGAACATTCACCAGGATAGCCATTTACCAAACCCGGAGCTCTTGAAATGAAATTCACCCACCTCATCTCAAATAAAGGCTACTATCATGAGCTTTTGCTGATAAACCTTAATCAAGAAGAATTCGATGATGTGATGGAAAAGTTGGAGTTGGAGTTGGAGTTGAATGGAGATCGGGGGGAAAAAATATTAAGGGCGCATGACGTAAAGCCTGGTTGTCGTGGCTCTTATCATTGCAAGCAAGGTGCCTGTAGTAGCTGGGATCATTGTGTATCGCGGAGGCGGCCATGATGCTGCTTAAAGTCCGGGAAGAAGGGGAGAAGAAATGATAAAAGAAGATAAATTCACGCAGGGACCGTGGCATATATTAAAAGGCCCCTCAACTGTATTCATAACAGATGAGGACATCTCTGATTTTAGGGTAGTAATGCATAACCCTATAGCAATAGTATCAGATAGATTAGAAATCGAAGCCAATTCCGAACTCATAGCCAGCGCCCCCGACCTCCTGCGGGAGAACCGGGAGTTAAAAAAGAAAATTAATGAATTGACAGAAAATAGAGATTATATCTGGAAAGAAAGAAAAGAGGCTAAGCAAAAATTGTTTGCTTTAGAAGGGGAAAACGAGCGGTTGAGGGATGCGATTGAGAGGGCAATAATGTTTTTGGAGATGGGGTTTGGCAGCATCACTGCGGAAGAAATTCTCAAAGAGGCATTGGGGGAGGGAGATGAGCATTTGTAAGAAATGCTGCTGGTTTTTTAAGGAGAGAAAATGAATAAAGACGAAAATTTATTAAGTCCTGGGAAAAAGATTAAATTACAACTTACGGAAAATGGAAAATCGGAAGAAGTCACTGTAAGAAGGTTAGAAAAGAATCCATGTGCTGGGATTATGGACATGGAGACAAAGAAGTTTACAAAAGTGCAATACAGGTTATTTTACACAAGACGTGACAGGACAAAAGGGCATGTTGATGTTTATCTGGACTGTGCCAATGAATAACCCCCAAATCTTAGATCTTGCAGAGGTAATAGAATGAAACTCTTCGCCGGAATTGACATAGGCCAGAAGGGTGTATGATAAAAACTCTCGGAAAAGAGGCTAAAAGGGCAAAGTGAATTTCTTTAGTTTGAAAATATACGAGACTGCTGTACCTAAGCTAAGGCCACGCGTGACCAATAGGGGGACATACACACCGTCCAAAACAAGAGACTGGGAATTTAAAGTCCGCTTATTGGCAATGAAGAGGGTGAAGGAAATAAATTTCGGCAATCCGTGGGAGGGTCCAGTCTATATGTCTGTTTCTTTCTATTTCAAAAAGCCAGGTTACCTACCAAAGAGAATTAAGGCCCACACCAAGAAGCCGGACTTGGATAACCTGTTGAAATCAATCAAGGATGCTCTTAACGGTGTGGTTTATAAAGACGATTCACAAGTAATTAGATCTAATGAGTCAAAGAATTATCTAATCGGTAAAAATGCACGACCATTTGTAAACATTACAATTGAATGTCTCGACCATGACAACATTGTTCCAGTGCGTGATTATGGTGTTGACAATCGATAGCAAGATGGTAAAATAGAGATGTCGATGGAGCCATTATTTAGAAGTATGCCCCGTGGGGAGTTTAACCGCTCCATCGACACCACGGGGCTTTTTTTATGGGGAACGTCATAGAAGAATGGAGAGACGTTGTTGGATATGAGGGCTGGTATAAGATTAGTAACAAAGGAAGGCTAAAACGAATTAAAAAGGGACGGGGAACGCGCCCGAAAAACATCCTTACCCCAAAAAAACACAAAGCAGGATATCATGTTTACAACTTGTGCTATAAGTGTAATCAGAAAGATTATTTGGCACATCGATTAGTGGCGATAGTATTTATTCCAAACCCAGAAAACAAGCCAGAGGTAAATCATAAAAATGGCATTAAGGATGACAACAGAGTAGAAAACCTGGAATGGTGTACGCATAAAGAAAACATAAGGCATGCAATTAATGCATTGGGTAGTCATGGCGAAAACGTTGCAAGGGGAGAGAAGCATCCCAGAACTGCTTTTACTAATAGCGACGTAAGAGAAATAAAAAGGCTGTTAAGGGAGACAAATTTGAATCAACAAGAATAGGAGACATGTTTAGTGCCCCTGCCAACACAATCAGTTGTATAAAAACAGGCAAGAATTGGACACATATCCTATGAGTATCTTCTGCAAACTACTGGTTGATCGGGGGATGTTTCGATGAAAGAAAAGATTGTAACAATTATAACCAAATACAAAAACGATAAATGCACGACTATTATTGGTTGTGATAGTATTGCGATGGTTAAAAAAATAGGGAATAAAAGTATAGAAATATTTTTAAAAGGTGGTGGTAGTATGAAAATTGAGGGAGGAGATTTTATGGAAAATTTCGACAAACTAATTTCAGATATATTTTTATAAGAAATAGGAGAACCTCATGGAATTCATTGCAATATTAGGATGCGTACTGCTTTGGATCGGTTTGTGTCTTGTGGCTGCTATCACGGCATTGCATGTAATTACCAAGGATTAAATAATCTTTCAAGGAGAACCCAGTGGAATTCATAATATTTCCCCGAATAAAAGCAGTTAGGCATTTAAGGGCTAAGTTACCCTTGATGGATATCGTGTGGCTTGAGACATATGCCGACGAATTCGACCTATGAATAAGGGTGTGAATAAATAAGGAGGGGATATGACTGATAAAACGACAATCGGGGACGCGACCTTCATCCTGGGGGACTGTTTGAACATTCTCCCAGAGTTGCCGGAAAAGTCAATCAATTGCTGCGTGACCTCTCCTCCTTACTTTGGATTGCGCGATTACGGTCATAATGATCAAATTGGCCTCGAGGACCACCCTGATAAATATGTAGAAAAACTTGTCAATGTCTTCCGGGAAGTAAAGAGGGTTCTCCGAGACGATGGTACTTTGTGGCTGAATTTGGGGGATACTTATTCTGGGAATAATTTAAAAAATAGAAAAGGAAATCATGGATATAAAGATAAACGAACCAATAGGATAGAAAGATTAAGATCACTCAAGATAGAATCTCTTAGATGTAAAAATCTTATTGGCATCCCCTGGCGCGTAGCTTTTGCTTTACAAGCTGATGGTTGGTATCTTCGCCAGGACATAATATGGCATAAACCAAATCCCATGCCGGAATCAGTTCGGGATCGTTGTACAAAATCTCATGAATATATCTTCCTCCTCAGTAAAAAATCAAAATATTATTATGATTATAAAGCTATCGAAGAACCGGCTAAATGGGAAAGATGGGGAAACCAAACTGAAAACAAAAAACATACTGGAGCAGCTAGCTATTTAGGAGGGGGAAAGCTCGAGGACCTGCCGATAAAAAATACAAAGAATAAGCGTTCTGTGTGGACAATCCCAACAAAACCATTCACTGGCGCTCATTTCGCCGTATTCCCCCCTGATTTGATTGAACCGTGTGTGCTGGCAGGATGTCCCAAAGGTGGAGTTGTGTTAGATCCCTTTGGGGGAAGTGGTACCTCCGCTCTCGTATCATATAAAAATAATAGACAATCAATTTACTGTGAATTAAATAAAGATTATTTCGACATCGCGGTCGCCCGGTATCGGAGGGAAACCGCCCAGCTACGACTCGAGGATATTGAAACTGGGTGATTCAGTTATTCGATAAATTAGGACAACTGAATCTTATGAAAGGAGGAGGGAGGGGGGTTGGCCCCGCAACTATTCGAGGAATTCGAATAGTTTGATTTACGGTAACCATTTATAAAAAGGAGGGTTGAAATGTTTTACAATACTTTTAGCGCAACATTGGGAATGGCATTAGCAATAGGTGTTATAGCTTTGGTCGTAATGATAACGCTTAAAAAATATATCTGGAAAACCGATAGGAGTAACGGGGGAAACAAGGAAGAAAGGAAGTCTTTTTTGGGCAGGCTTAGGCCCAAAAGCATCAATGCCTTGTCCGGGAGACTATTATTAAGTGTTTCTATTCTGTTTTCTTTTGGATTTATCCCTAGCTGTATGTCTGTATCAAAAAGAAGCCATCCCGGCAATATAGGATTGCAATGGATTTGGATATTATTGCCAAAAGAATTGATGGTTCCATTGTTTTGCATGGTTATATTTCTCGGTTTTCTTGTGATTATGACCAATGACATGGATAAAGATGATTATAAAATATTGGATGATTGAAGTTCAATCCAAAATCATAGCGGGAGGTAAAGAATGTCTAAAATTAAAATATCTCATCAAACAACTGTGGAACTTTTTATCCTTGGAATTGTAGTAATGTGGTTTGGCGGATGTAGCTTTCTAAAGGGGGAGGGGGGGAGTAACAATGCCGTCATTGCTACCCGCATCTACCGGGATGTCAAATCGGATGATGACCGTGTGACGATGCTCCGGGAAGAAATCTTTCGGGAGTTGCATAAAATCATCAAGGAAACCCGCCGTGGTCAAGTACCTGTTAATGCTGTATTTAAGTGCCTTTCAGGGCTTAATGCCCGCCAGGTGGAGTTTGTCAAAAGAGCAGTCAGGAGATACATTGACCCCCCCCAACGGGTCACCGACCCCAAGGTTATTATTGTAAAGGATTTTCAAGAGATTGTGCAAAGGGTCTTGAATTATTATTATGCCGATGGGCTGAGTGATATTATTCCGACGTGGGGGAAGTAAAAAGGCTCCCAGTGAAATGGGTTTATCATGGGTTTTCTCCTTTTTAAATATCTAAATCCGGCATGTTGCTATCAATTTCAAGATCATTAAAATATTCATCTTCAATATAATCCTCACAACATTCCCACGCTTGGCTTTCTCTTTCATAACTTGCGCCGCACTCTACACACTCATACCAAAAACCGTCTATCGATGGTCTTGTTCTTATGCCCATAATCAATATCCCTTTCAGATTAGATGTTTTGGTCGTTCATGGATTTCCCTCCTTTTTAAATTAACCTTCCACTCCTGCCCACTGATTGAATGGGTAGGGATTGAGGGTTAAATGCTTAGGAGGTGATCCCATGCAATAAAACGGTGTCGTTTTCTCCAAGTGGCTGTGTCCATTTCCATGAATTGTTGTTAGTAACTATCCTGTCATACCCATTACACTCCATGTTTGAAATTAATATTCGATCTTTTGGGTCATTTTTTTTCTTTATTTCGTCCAATGTAGATATTTTCCCGCCTAGATAATACATTCCACTTCTAACGGTTTCCTTACTATCCAGTTCCTTGTCTGCTCTTTCGCGGATAGTGAATTGAAATCCATATGGTAACGCTCCGTGGCGTTCTTTTACTTCTTTTGCCATTGAGATGGCCTTGTTTATATCCCATTTATCTATGGGCGTTGTTGTTGTTTCGGCCACCATTGTTCCCGGACTGAAAAATGTTACAAAGGATTGTCTCATAATCGTACTACCTCCTGTTAAGTTAAGTTAACCTTCCATCCCTGTCCCTCAACAAAATAGCAGGTTGTGAGAGGGAAAGGGAAAGAGGTTTTACGCTGCCCGCGGGCTCCTCTTATTGCATGGGATCGCCTTTAATCTTTTCTGAAATTTCATTCCAGAAGTTAATACCAGGATTCTTCACAGCTCCGTTATTTTTTATGCAAGCCCAAGACCATGATTCAGCACCGTTTACCCTGATCTCAAATTGAATTTCACCTTCTGGAAGTTCAGGATGATTTGTTTCGCGTAAGAGTTCTTGTATCTTATCAGATATATTCCTTTTCCTGTTTGACGAAAACATTTCTTATCTCCTATTCCTTCGGTGTGCGACACAACGAGCACTTTATCTCCGACTCCAAAACTTCCTTGCCGGAATAGGTTATCGGCTCGCCGTGTTCGTTGAAACCGTCGATGTCAAATTCCAAGACTTGTATTAAAACAAACTCCCTGGAGCCGCATGACGTGCATTCAGGTTGTTCTTTCATGGTTTTCTCCTTCGCATTAAGTGATCTGCCTCATCAGCGCCGGGTCCATCTCATGTCTCTTTAACAATAAGAAATTCTGGGTGGTTTTCTATGATTATCTTTTGATTACAATTACCTTGATTGCACTCACAAAACATACTAAACACCCCTACTTTCGCTATGTCTCCCATCCTCTTTCCCTCCTGTTTGGGTGATGTCCGACAACAAGAACGGACAAATTTTTTTAATCTTGGCTAGCAAAATACTCAATTACAATATCGATAACGACTTGAGCCACGCTTTTTTTCCCTGGGGCCGCCTTCGCCTCCGCCTTCAGTTTATCTTTTAGACTCTTGCTTACCCGAAAATCTATCTTTTCTGTCTTTGCCATTTCGTAACCTCACCCTCATTATACCAGGATGTCCGACAATTGCAAGATCTTTCTGAAAAAAGTTTAAAATAGGAGGAAATTAAAGGAAATAGCTGTAAACTAGAGGAAAGTGCCACCATCTCCGGGGTATATGGCTTTATATCGCTCCACATGCTCTTACATGCCTTAATATGGGAATTGGCTACATTGGTGCGAAAATGGAAGCAAATCAACGATATTAAGAGGTAATTTTTTATAGGGATCTAAAACCATAATCGCCTCAAACGATCTGATATAGACCCATATCGACCTTGACAACCAAATTTGGCTTATTATAATAGTAGCGACAGCGCCCAAGGGTGTAACATTGCTCATCTACCCATGGTAGAAGGAGTTCGGGATTTGTTTTCGGTTTCTTGGTATTCTGAATATCATGTTTAAATCATTGTTTCGTAGCTGTTCCTGTACCCAGTGTACTTATGGGAGCAACAAGAAAGATAAACAGAAAAGCCACAGGCGATTCCGGAGATCAGACAAACAAAGAATGAAACAGGGTTTATACGAAATAAAACGCCCCCCTGGAGAATATTGGGATTGAATGCTAGGGAGGAATGGCCCGTATAACCCAGAGTATCGTCACCCAATTTGACAAACCGGCTTTAAAGCGTAATAATTGCATTATGTCTAAATATCGAAAGAAGGTTATTGTTATGATAATGAGATAGAAATAAACCATGCCAGACGATCTTAAATTATTAACAAATCACAAACAATGGAATGCCCGACCTGCGCATGGGATTGATAATGGTACCGAAATTCACGGCAAATGGGTAAATTGTTATGATTCCATTAAAGAATGGAGCCCGATAAACTGTGAATTATCACAAGTATTATCGGGATTTGAAGTTTCTGATGCTCCTTTTTATTTTAAGGCCCCAAAACGATCAACCGGTTATTGGGAATTCAATGTAAATAATCGTTTTGATGTTTTTAAGAAAACTGAAATAAATGCACCGGAATTCTCACAGGTTATCAGAGGGCTGGGTATTAATGATGTTCCCGGAGAATTATTTGATATCGGTGGGAATGGTCGGTTGGATTCCGTTCTGTATCCGAAGGCTTATAATTCTGATTTTGTTGGAGATCTAGTATTATTCCCCGAACACGGAAAAGCCCCCAGATTAAAAAAATTAATAAAATTCGATACTGCCCCAATAGACGATATTTCCATTGAATTTGAAATTGAATTTAGTGGTAAGCCAGAACTTAGCCCAAGAAAATTAAATCACGGAGAAATACGAGAAGAAGAAAGGGATAAATGGGCTACAAATTTAGGAAAAGGAGAATATTTATACCTAAACTCACAGGAGGGAATATATATAAGGGCTTGGGAGGAACCGTTGAAAGTTGGAGCGGGCATCAAAACACCTATGATATGGGATAGCAATCCGGATCTATCATTAAGAAAATCTCAAATAATAGAAACCTATATAAAATGGATAAGTGGAAATAAATACATATTAACAAAAATAATACCAAATTCGTTTTTTGATGGGGCCGTTTTCCCGGTATATACCGACACGACGAGCACATTCTTCCCCGATCCAAATCCGGAAACAACAAGTGTTGATGGATCTGTGAGGAGAGATAATGATGGCTCTTGGGCCAATGCCAGGAATACCGCCGCTGCATTAACAGTAACCGCCAATTCGGTCAGCACTAATTGCAATAATTCAACTTCTGCGGGTAATTATACTGTTAGAAGAAATATTTTCTTATTCGATACTTCATCGATGCCTGACGCAGATATTATAAATAGTGCTGATTTTAGTTTATGGGTTGATGCTATTATGGATACTGATTCTGCGGGATTGGCCTTAACTCAATCCGATCCAAACCAAAATGTAGGTTTAATCGTGGGGGATTATGACGAAGTTAGTGATACTTTAAATAATCCAACTGAAGGAGCCCCTCGTCGAAGCTATGCATCAATGTCAACCAATCAGTATGAACCTTTTGTTTTAGACGCAACTGGCTTGGGCTGGATCGATAAAGCCGGGATAACAAAATTCGGCACCAGGGGTACACTAGATGTGGATGATATTACGCCCATTGGAAATGGAAATAGTGCCCAAGTTTTTAACGCAGATCAGCCAGGCACAAATAATGATCCCAAATTGGTGGTTATCCATGGGGGGGTGGGTGGAATAATAAATCAGTTTCAAGGACCGAATTTAGGGGCAGATCTTTTTAATGGGGCGATAATATAATGCATCAACACAGGATAATAGAGGATACAGTTTATTTCGGTGCAGGTTCAAATGATACCAGTGGCTCTGGCAATGACGGTGTTTCGGCTGTCTTTGATGTCCGGTTGGCTGGTGCCGCTGCCGGGGCAGCCCCGGTTTTAAGCGGGTCGGCAACTTTATTGACTCATGCGAATTTTCCCCCTGGATGTTATGAAATCGCTATAGCGGCAACTACTGGAAACGGTTTCGCTGCCGGCAATACATATCTAGTATTTTTTACCGTATTGGCAGATAGCCAAAATCCAACTGGATTTATGGGCTCTTTTTCGTTGGAGCCGATAATTGCAGATGTGAGAGAGTTGGCTGGCGCTGTTCAATCCCTGACCGATTTAAAAGATTTTGCAGATGCGGGTTATGATCCGGGGACAAACAAGGTTGAAGGGGTTAAATTGGTCGATACATGCACCACGAACACAGATCAGGCGGGAACTGATAACGCGGCTTTGGCTTCGGGGTTAGCTGCACATGACAGTAAATTGGATACCGCTCAAACCGATTTGGATACCTTGACGGGGGCCGATGGCGCTACGCTGGCCACAGCCCAGGGGAATTACGCACCCGCTAAAGCCGGTGATCAGATGAATTTAGTCGCCGATCAATCTGCTGCAACTGTAGGTACTGTGACCGATGTGTCTAATGACGTGGGAATAACTCAAGCCGGAGCGGATAAGGTAAACGGTTCTGGCGGTGCTGTTATTCCAGATATTGACATTGGCGCTCCGCCATCCACACCAACACCTCAGCAATACCGTAGCACTGTCTGGGCTTCTTTGGTCAACAAAGCCATTTCAGATACAAGCGGTGCTGGGGAATGGAAAATTTTTAGTGCCTCTGGTACTTTGGCTGCAAAGGGAACAATAACAGATGGATCAAGTATATTCACTCGCAGTAGATTGGGCGCACCTTCATAAATGGCTATTGATTCGGCAAACAAGAGATTATCTGCAATTAATGCTGGCTTAATGAGGATACAACCATTTCCAAATGGTTCATTAACCTTAACTGACAGAGTCATAGTTCTCGGTATATACGCCCATGATTCTTTTCCTGCACCGGTAATTATCACCAAGCAACTAAAGGTTGCAAGCATTTCCCTGGTTGATCAATTCAAGATCGGAGATATTGAATTTGTCTGTTAGCCCACCAATTTTAAGCCAAGAAACAAAGATAGCTCTGCAAGTATATCAAGGTAAAAATATCACATGGGAAATGCCCGTGGTTAACATCCAAGATGATACGGCTGTCGATATAACGGGAGCCGCTATAATATTTTCAGTCAAGGAAAGGGTTGCTGATTCACCCGCACTATTCACAAGAATAGTAGGGACGGGAATTGTGATTGACCCTGACCAAGTAACCAACAAAGGCAAGTATCAACTATCTTTAATTCCCGGAAATACGGAAGATTTAGAACCTCAGTTATATCAGTGTGATGTTGAGCTTACTCTAAACTCAAAGGAACAAACAATCGCCAGGGGAACGCTTGAAGTCTTGGATGTCGTGACTGGTCTTTAATGAGTTGCATATAAATATTAAGCCGGGATAGCACGGTGACCCTTGAAAGCGCCATATGAATTTCATAAGATTATTGCGAAGATAATAAAATAAGTTTGACAACGGAAAATAGCGTGGTACAATAGTAGAATAATATTCAAGTACCATTTATTTAATTTCAATCTAAGAGAGGACCGCTATGGGACAGTTACATGAAGTTCTGGCAGTAGAAAATGAATTAAAAAATATCGCAAAGAAAACAATTGAGGAGGGAATAACCACCTTCTCTAAAAAACCGGGACATTTCATTGGGATACAGAAAACTCTTAAAATGTTTGATGATGCCCGTGGCAATGAAGAGGCCGCTGCCCAACAATCTCAGGAAATGGTAACAACTGTAAGCGCAAAGTTGAAATATGTAATAAAAAGTGCTGTAAAAGCCTTGGATGCTACAGCACAGAAAGAAAAAACCAACCAGCTTGCTAAGTCCGATGTGATTATTAATGGTACGGCAATATTAAAGAACGTACCAGCCACATTATTATTAACTCTCGAAAAAGAGTTGGTGGTATATCGCAATTTATATTCAAGCATCCCGACATTGCAACCCGGCGTAGAATGGATAGAAGACAAGGATCAGGGCGCTGGCATTTATCGCGCTGCAAAAGTTGATATCAAATCAAAGACTGAAAAAACACGTCTCCATAAAGAGATTTCACCTGCAACAAGAGAACATAAGGCCCAGATCGAGACATGGACAGAAGATCGCCCTGTAGGAAATTACGAAACAACACATATATGCAGCATGATCACACCAGCCCGTAAATCTGATTTACTCGGAAAAATAGATGGTCTTATTCAAGCTGTGAAAAAAGCCAGGACACGGGCCAATAAAGAAGAAATAGTTGATGTGCACGTCGGACAAAGCATTTTCGATTACATCAACGCTTAAGGATGGAGGAAATTTAAAGCTTAAGCTCAAATTAATATAGCCATCAGGCTATTCAGATTTAATTTATTGCCTCCACAAATTTAGGCAGAAAGATATTTAAAAAAGACATCTTGTAAAAAATAAACCGAGGTCGGTGGTTCGAATCCATTCTGACCAGCCACCAACTCAAGAGTTATCTTGAGTTGATATATTGGTCAGTAGCTCAGTGGTAGAGCGCGGAAATTTAATTTAAAACAAGATGAGTTTTGAAAAGATATCTGGAGCCAACAACTATCTTTAGCTCAACGGTAGAGCACATCAATGATAATGATGCTGTTGTCGGTTCGATTCCGGCAAGATATTCATGGCAGGGGGTCACAGGCTAGTGGCCTCCTGCATTTTAAATTAATAATATTTAGCTCTGTAACTCAATATGAAAATCATAAACATAAAACTAAAATCTGAGATAGCCTTATCTGGCAGGCGCCAGATGGAGATAGCTTCATCGGCTAACATAACAGAGGAGCGGTTGTCGCAATTAGTTACCGGGCGAAGGAACGCTAACACGGAGGAGCGCAAGGCGATAGCTGAGGTTTTGGGGTGCAAAGAAGGGGAAATCTTTTAAATAAAAAAAATACCTTACGACCCTGCCCCGGAACCGATAAAAACATTCACAACCAAGCCGCTAAACATGAAAGTATTAAAAGCTGTAAAAGATGTCATAGAAAAAGAAATGTGCCTGGAATTGGAGTAAAATGGATATATTAGATTCCTTTAACATTTATAATGTAGATCACTTGAAAGCCCACAGATTACTTGAGGAGACTGGATCATGGCCGGAAGGTTTCTTATCAAAAGAAATTTCATTCTGTACTGGGTGGCAGATAAAACTTGCCGGTCTCATGGCTACCGCTTGGGCTAACCACAACCATTTAGGATTTAGGGATGAAGATTGAAATCAAGTTGGGCGACCCGAAATACTGCGACGGCTGTCCGTGTTTACAGGCAAGCTATTTTGGCGGATCGCCGGATTGTGGACAGTATTACGACATTGAAGACAATAGAGAGAAGTATCGTAAGTCAAACCAAGAGACCATCCGACCACCGGAATGCATCAACGCGCACGGGGAATGATGATGAAAAAAAACGATATAGAAAATTTCCAATCAGTTATTGAAGATGTGCGCAACGAATTTTTAAATAAATCTTATGAGTTTATGGGTGACCCCATAGAAACGCGAAAACAGCAAGCTTATGCACGTAACCGCGACATAATACTGGAAAAGTTACAAGAATCATTAATGTGGCTGGAAAATATGAAGATCTTTGATCCTTTTTAAGTCATGGGGGAAAAATGGACACAACAATCTCAACCATAATAACCCTGCTAACTCCAGGGATAACCGGACTCCTTAAAAGATTAATCCCCTTTAAGAGCGAGAAAACGTTTAAAAAGTTCCTGCCCGTTATTCCCCCGTTGGTGGGCGCTCTTTTAGGGCTTATCGGTGATCTTTTCGGCTTTCAGCTAACCCCGGAGATTAATAACGCTTTCACCGGGTTGTTTCTTGGGGCCATGGGATCGACGGTATACGACGCTGGGAAAGCTCAGAAGAGATGAGAAAACAAAGCGATGCAAAATTAATGGTTAAATTGGAGAAATTCGCCACTTTAAATCTAAATGCATCGGACTCACTTCGAGATCCCCCAATTATCTGTTATGATTGGCTTGATATTCAAATGTTTGGGTGGGGTAGAGATAAAAAAAGTGCAAAACAAGATCTTCTTGAATGCTTAAAGCAATATTTTAAACATTTGGTTGAAAATAAAGATTCACTCGGGGTTATCCCCACTCACGATCTTGAGGTCTTGCACAAGTTCTTTAATTGGTGAGGAATATAATGTTGTGAGATAGCGGCCGCGAGGATTAGGAAAATGGCTAAATACTGCGAGGAAATAATCAAACAAATTGAGGGTATGCTTGCCATAGGTGTGTCTAATAAGTCTTGCGCAGAGGCGGTAGGAATCAATGAAGAGACTTTCTATGATTGGATGAAAAAGCCCAAGTTTTCCAAGAGGATAAAAGCGGCAAAATCATTAGGACAAGTTAAGTTATTGAAAATAATAAATGAAGACCCTAGTTGGCAATCTAAAGCATGGGCGCTTGAGAGGATTTGGCCGAAGGAATTTGGAAAGAAAATTTTAGAAGTCTCCGGCCCGGACGGCGAGCCGATAAATCAAAACATTACAGTGACTTTCGTTGAACTCAAACATTGAAATACCAAAAGCATTCAAGGAATTATTTGACCCGCATAGATTCAAGGTTTACTATGGGGGAAGGGGAGGTGCCAAGAGCGCAAGTTTTGCCAGAACATTATTGATAAAAGCCATGCAAAGACCGCACCGGATAATGTGTGGCAGGGAGGTTCAGTTATCAATAAAGGATTCAGTGAAAAGGGTTCTTGATGATATTATCGCAGAATACAATCTTGAATATTTTTTCACTTCAACAAGACAGGAGATAACAGGTTTAAATGGATCATTATTTATTTTTACGGGCCTAAAAGATAATGTCCAGAAAATAAAATCAATGGAAGGCATTGATATCTGCTGGGTTGAAGAAGCGGATGGAGTCTCCCAAGCTTCTTTAGATATTCTTATTCCGACAATACGCCGAGAAGGTTCCGAGTTATGGTTCTCCTACAATCCAAGGGATATAAATGCACCAGTCCATCAAATGTTTGTGGAGAACAAACGGGATAACGCTCTTGTCAAGAAGGTAAACTATGATGCTAATCCCTGGTTTCCTGATGTTCTCAAACAAGAAATGGAGTGGGATAAATCCCATGATCCCGGCAAATATCAGCATATATGGCTCGGGGAACCGGTAAAATATACAGAGGCTCTTGTATTTCATGGAAAATGGAGCATTGACACATTTAATGCACCCCAAGATACAGTTTTTTATTATGGTGCAGATTGGGGTTTCTCCCAAGATCCTACGGCACTTATAAGATTGTACGAGGATCACGATAACCGTAAATTATTTATTGATTACGAAGCTGGAGGGGTAGGGGTTGAAATAGACGACACCCCGGAATTATTCGATCAAGTACCAGGATCAAGAAAATGGTTCATAACTGCTGACTCGGCCCGACCGGAAACAATCAGCTACATGAATCGTCAAGGGTTCAGGATTCTTCCGGCAAAAAAAGGCAAGGGATCAGTTGAAGAAGGTATTAAGTTTCTCAAATCTTATGAAATAATTATACACAGTAGATGCAAGCGTGTAATATATGAATTTGGTAATTACAGTTACAAGACCGATCCAAGAACAGGTGATATCCTGCCAGTTCTGGAAGATAAACATAACCATTTTGTCGATTGCGCACGTTATGCTCTGGAGCGGATAACAAGGAAAAAACAAGCAGGAAGGTTTTTTTGATACAATTAGGAGTTATTATGAAAACACCATTAAATAAATTAAGTCCAAGATTATCAAATAGGAAAAAGTTGCTTCGAACGCTAAAACAATATGAGCGCAATCTGCGGCGAGCTTTGCGTGGATCTGCTGAGATGTTCTGGAGGGGGGCCAGACCCTAGGACATTATGGGCGAAAAAATAATTTACTTTTGCGATCAATGTGGAAAAGAAGTAAAAGATTATTTTAAAATAGAAACACCAAAAGAGCAATTATTTTTTTGTGACATATTATGTACGGAAAAATATCTTAATATTTATTTTAAGTTCACAAATAATAAAAAAATAATTTATTTGAGAACATCCAATGGACATGTAAATGATTGCAACATAAATCATTTTCAAGTTTTTGCCAAATAGCAAAGACATGCTTCGGGTATTAGGATTAAATAGCCATGCCAAAACAAACTATTAAAACCAAAAAGAAAACATCAAAAAACTCGCCTGGGATAACATCCAACTTGGAGTTCTTCAAAGCCCTGTCAAGCGTTGCTCTCGCACGTGCGGAGCTATCCTCAAAACTCGGTATACAATATAGCGGTGAACGAGATTTATATCAAGCGTTAGGATACAAAACTGACTTAGAATACACCGACTATTGGACACAATACGACAGGCAGGATATCGCCAAAGCAATCATCGATAGACCAGTTCAGGCAACATGGCAAGGCGGGGTTGAGTTAGTCGAGTCTGACGATGATGAAGAGACAGAATTAGAAAAGTCATTTGGTGAATTATATGACAATAAGTCATTGGGATCAATATTCACAAGGTTGGATAAATTAACAGGCATAGGTTGTTATGGTATTTTATTGCTTGGTCTGAGCGATGTAAAAAATAAAGAAGATTATAAAAATGAAGTAACAAGTAAAAACATGGACATAAATTATATAAAACCATTAAGTCAGAATAGTGCCAAGGTATCGACATGGGAAGAGAATCCAGCCCATGAGAGGTTTGGCAAGCCGTTAACCTATGATATCACGCTCTCCTCTCCTGGTGGAACGGGAACGACCACGACTACGGCCACATCACAACTGCAAGTACACTGGTCAAGAATAATCCATGTTGCCGAAGGACTATTAGAATCAGAAGTAATAGGAACTCCCAGGTTAAAAGCTGTTTTTAACCGTTTATACGATATGGAAAAGTTGGTTGGTGGATCTGCTGAGATGTTCTGGAGGGGGGCCAGGGGAGGGTTCCAAATATTAGCAGAAAAAGAATATTCAATGGGAGCGGCGGAGAGAGCGGATTTAAAAGACCAGATTGACGAATATGAGCACAACCTCAGAAGAATTCTAAACATGCAGGGGGTTAAATTAGAAGCCCTTGCTCAACAAATATCTGACCCCCAGAATCATGTAGATATCCAGTTTCAAATGATATCGGCAGTTACCGGGATACCAAAGAGGATATTTACTGGGTCAGAGCGTGGGCAGTTAGCAAGTTCCCAGGATGATAAAACTTGGAAAGAATTGTTACTGGCACGGCGTGAAGAATTTGCAGAACCTATCATTGTCAGGCAGTTTGTCGATAGGATGATTTTGTTTGGAATACTGCCCCCGGCAAAAGACAAATACTCAGTTAAATGGTCTGATTTATTCTCACAAAGTGAAAAGGAAAAAGCAGAAGTCGGTAAAATTATTGCTGATTCTCTTGCTCTATATTCTCGTGATCCAATAGCACGAAACATTATTCCGCCATCTACCTTTCTAAAATTTGTTATCGGGCTTAGTGAAGAAAAAGTGAAGATGATTGAAGAAGATCGGAAGAATGAGGTTAAATTGGAAGTCGATGATTTTGCGGAGGGGGAATAAAAATGTTTTATTGCGATGATTGCGGTAAAGAAAATTCATGGCCGACAACTATGGGAAAAAATATTGGCAAATGTGAGATATGTAAAAAACAAACAGCATGTAATGATCTGCCTTCAAAATACCTGCCAGCCAGAGTCAAGCTAAAGCATGGGAGGAGATTAATATTAAGTTAATGCATCGACCGCACGGAAGAATGATGAAAAATTCTAAGATTACATTAATTAACATAGAAAACTTAAAGCCGGGTGATATATGTGTAATTCGTGAGGATGGGAAAGTTTATCTTGCAGAAGATGGCGACAATTGGTGCAAAACTTTTGTTTATGATCCAAATGAAATAATGTTTCTTAATGATGATATCTATACACCTATCCTTGTTGCTGATCCCATAGAAGATGACAGACCAGTTCGTCCAGAGCTAAATTAAACTAATGCCCCAAACAGCCCATAAACATACATGTAATCAGGGGAAGGATAAAAGGAAGGTATAATGTCTTTATTTATCGGTGGACCTATGGATGGCAAGTTAAGGGAAGTGGATCCCAATAGACAGACAATATCTTTTCTAAAACATAATCCTGATTGTTCTGACTTTAGAAAGGGATGCCAAATACGCGAAGAGTTAATGTCTGAAGAAGTAGAATACTACAAGATGACCTTTCTTGACATGCATTTGTGGATAGAAGACTCTCTAACCGAAAGACAAGCTATACATATGCTGATTCAAAATTATATAAAGTGAAATATGCCACAACAACTCAAAACACAAACACACACATGCAACCACCATATAGATAAACACCACTATGCGGTAACATGTTAAATATTTTAAGGGAGTAATAAAATGTATTTTAAAATTTCTAATAGTGACGGTGATACTTTGATACAAACATTTGAAGATAAGAATGAATTACTAAAAGAATTAAAGGAAAACGAGCCTAATTGCTTAATAAATGTTACAAATATGGACACAAATTATTGGGGCGAAAACTCTGTATTGATTATAAAAGGTACAATTGTTATGCCCACTGTCAAGAAAGTTATAGAAGAATTAGATATTGAATAAATAAGAATAATATGCCACAACAAATCAAAAACCAACCCAAACACACCATAGTATGTGATCTGTGTCCTTATTATAAATTTACAAGAAAAAATGTTCCTGATAATATTTTTAAGTTATTGTTTGCAGATTATATTTTGCATCCTCCGACACATCTCAATACTATAGTAGTAGAATCTGAAGAATTTTGGAGCAAAGTGGGGTGGGTTAGAATGAGAGAGTTTCATATTCCACATAAAAAATCTTATGAATATTTAAAAGAGTTATAATGATCCAACAACTTAAAAAATCACACAAGATTCACGTTTGCGGTCACCCCCCCCGCCACCTCTCCGCCAACGCCGTCCAGCAGTTCGACCCGACGCATACATTGACCCTTCGCAATGCCTTCGCTCGTGACATGAATAAACGGTTTACTGAGCTTCGCGGAATAATTCGCCAAGCGATTGTTGATGAGGATGTTTTCGGATTAACGAACCCCCCAACCGTTCTTCAATTATCGACACCCGGGCAAGAGGCATTCGCCTTTAGCCGATCCGGTCAAAAAGTCAACCAATTCATGTCATGGTTGAAGGAACAAGAGCAATTGGGAATCCTTGAAGTAAACGATTTTGGCTTTGGTATTCAGTTCGGGCAAGGGATAGAGCCAGCATGGACGGATAAATATATTCAGAGTGGCTACCAAGCCGGGATTAAGCAGGCCCGGCAAGAAATGAGAAAGGCTGGCTTTGATGTTCCTACCATAGAAGCCTCCGGTGGAATTGAAGCTGCTTTTAACAACCCCCTTCACATTGACCGGGTTGGTCTTTTGTTCTCCAGGACGTTCAACGACCTCAAGGGGATTACCGGGACAATGGATGGGCAAATAAGCCGTATGCTTGCCAAGGGATTAGCGGAAGGGCAAAACCCCAATACAATTGCAAGGTGGTTAACAAAGACTATCAGCGGGCCGGTGGGGGATACTCTCGCCATTACTGACACTCTTGGCCGGTTCATCCCTGCCCAGCGCCGGGCAAAGATGCTGGCAAGAACAGAAATAATCAGGGCTCATGCCGAAGGAACCCTTCAGGAGTTCAAGAATTTTGGCGTTGCTGGGGTAAAGGTACGTGCCGAATTTGTTACTGCGGGAGATGATAGGGTTTGCGCAGAGTGCGAAGCCCTTGAAGCGGAAATTTTTACCATTGAGGAAGCTCGGGGGATAATTCCGGTTCACCCGTCGTGTTTTAAAAAATATACTCTTATTAAAGCAGATCAGGGAAATAAATATATTTATGAAATTGAGGAAGGCGATAAAATTTTAACAAGAAAAGGATATAAAAAGGTATTAGAAACAAGCAAAAGAAAATATTCTGGTGTGATGATGAAGGTGGGACTGGAATCAGGAGTTGTTATTGATTGTACAGTTGATCACCCTATTTGGAAGGATAATGATGGTTTCGTAAGAGCTGATCAATTAAAAAAATATGATAGTCTTTTGAATTTTGGCGGACAACTGATCATGGTTGAACAGGTAGACTTCTTTGATGATATCACGGATGTCTATAATCTAACTATCGAAGATCAGCCCGAATTCTACGCAAATGGAATATTGGTTCATAACTGCCGGTGCGCATGGCTCCCGGTTACGGTGAATTAGATGAAGCGACAACTATTTGAATATAAGATTGATTTTGTGACTCGCAGAGTTGTCTTTAAGCCATATTGTTTTAGATGGGTCTTGGCTTATAGATTAAAAGAGTTTTATTTATGGCTGTTTTTTAAGATTGCAAAGCCGTTTGTATGGTTGGCACAAGACTTGGGGCATATCAAAGAAGGAGAAGACTTCATGTGTAATTGGTCTGATTATATGAAATTACCCTTTAAACCCTTGAAGCTGGAAAAGAAATGAGGGTGGAAGAAATCAGCGTTCTGCCAAAGACAGATTGGAACAAGATACGGATAAAAAACAATTTATTCAAACAATCTCTGAGGTGGTCAAAACACCCTCGCAAAGACATCTCTTATATTTAGAAATTAAGAATTGACATAATGAGTATATTGGCTAACACAGACTGGAATTCAATTTGGGCAGCATCCAGTTTGTCAAAAATGAACACACCCGCTGGAAGGCAGATGAAGCGATTAATTAAAGCGGCGCAAGATCTTGATAAAGAAAGGCAACTTGAAATAGCATGGGCGCGGGAGCATAATAGGATCAATGAATTAATGAATATGGAGAATAGTAAATAATAGACCAAGAAATAATCTTTCTAATTTTTATTTTAATCTTAGGCGGGGTATTAAATCACATGATCGCCCCAGACTAATAAGTGGAATAGAATCTTAATGTTCATAATGACTGAATATTTCTTCGGTTGCATCGTCGGTGCCGGTGTTATGGCGATTCTGACGATTGTTAATTCTTATTACGAGAGGCGGACGCTTCACCGCCTGATGGATGAATTAACCAAGGCAATCATGGAAGAGCAAAAAGAATTACATAAGCTAAAACTTGATAAACTAGCCTCTGGTATTGCTGAGGAGATTGTGCGAAGGTCGAAGAAATAATGGTTGCAGATAATCCCAAATGTTCGCCACCACCACGCATGATAACAAAGAAAGAGTTGGCAATTATCGTCAGTGAAATAGTTGCTTTGTTGGAATATAGGTCTGCTGATGATATAATTCTTGCGTTAAAGATGACTGAAGAATTCTTGATAAGACATGATAAAACTGGCAAGCCTGTAAAGAGAGCACGATGAATTTCTTGGAATCAGCAATTAGAAAGAACAAGCGTAATATTAAAAGAATAATGGGGAGCATTGACATTGATGCGCCAACAACGCATTCTTTTGAAGGTAAAGCATGCCGCCAAGCAATGATGAAGTCAATGAAAGGATACGGTGTGACTTATCAGGAAGCTTTGAACAGAATGACAGAATTAATGAAAACTATCGACAAAAATATTTCAATTGATATTCGCAAACTTGACAAATTTAAAGATAACGTTAATTTATAATTATGGTTCCTGACTATCCAGACCATGGGACAAGGGCGACGGCTGACGATGATACCGGAGAGACTGCTACAACTTTAAATTATTACGATTATCCGGTTTATTCGACCATTTACCAAGATGTTCCAGCCTTTGAGGTTAAAAAAGAAAAGGTATATTGTTTCTTCCTGGTGGCGCATAAAGGTATTTTACCTAATCCATGCCGGGACATCCGAAATGATGAAGTTCCGTATGGGTTTGGGTGATGGCGGAAATAATAAAGTGGAATGGAGTGGTAAGCGTGGCGAATATGCGACATGACCCGGATGCAATAGGCCGTATTTAAAAGTAAGCTAGTTAGAAACAGGGATACCGAAAGGATCTCGTGGGCTTGTTACCCACTCCATTCCACAATATCCGGAATTATAGCGATGACATAATGACGGACTAATAATCCAAGTCAACCCATAACTACATCGCTAGATTGTAAAAAGGATGATAATTTAGCAACAATTTGACAAAAATATTACTCAAGCGGGCTAGTTTATTTAACTAAAGAACGGGATTTCAGTTGTTAAGTGCATTAATTCATTATATTGAATTTGACTACGTGCTGCCATGATCTGTTTACCAACAGCATCTATGGCATTCTTGATATCCTTTTGAGGGATATCAATTTTTTCACCAGCTAATAATTTACCGGCGATTGTTCCCATTGCATCAATGGCTTGTGTACAGGTTTTGATTTCTGCCATAACTCACTCCTTATCGTTGTTATGTTGATTGTGAAGATTTCAAAGCCCGCTTGAGTAAAGTATGAATTTCTTTATATTTGATCAAGCGTGGTGGTATTTTATTAATAGAAATACCAGTTATTCCTTTTCTAAAATAACATTTTGCCGACGCTAAACAAGGATTTTTATAATATAACAGTTTTTGGTTTTCTTTGCATTTTTCACTATTCCTTAATTTCCACAAACTACTATATTTATTGTATCTTTCTCGGTTTAATTGCCTATGTTTTTTAGATGTTTCATAAAGACATTCTTTGCATTCGTAACTTTTATTATCAATTCTATTTTTATCGTTATGAAAATCATCTAAATCCTTTACTTTTTTACATCTATAACATCTTTTTATGTGATTATTAATTATAAGGATGCCATCTCTATTATTTATTCTAAATATAAGTCCAAATCTAATCATATATTGAATCATACTTATTATTATTTCAAAAGTTTCTTTTGATCTTTTAACGCGTGGATAATTTCTACATTCTTTGCAAATTGTTAATCTTCCGGATTTGTTCATACAGTTTTTATGAAATTCATTCAAACATTTATCCTTGTTACATTTATTACAAACCTTAGTTTCCATTTTACCATTACCGTATATACATATTAAACGAACAAATTTTTTTAATCTTTATGTTTTTGATACCATATATTCAACAAGTCCCTGATAATCATAGACATGTTTGTATTAAGTTTTTTAGCTAATTTCTTGTATTGATCAAGAAGTTCTTTATTAATCCGAAGACTGAATTGATTTTTATTAGGCATGGATATATTGTACTATAGTGTATATACGGTGTCAAGTGTCAATGATTTTGGCAATAATTTGACAAAAATCAAATAAATAGGTATCTTATAGATAAAGGAATGGACAATAACCTGAAAGAATACTACAAAGAGCAAGATGCCCTGATGAAAAAATACCGGTTATTGCCCAATAAATATACGGGGCAGGTGATCTTAATCTTTTTTCCGCTTATAATGATAGCATCAATGCCGGGGTGACCCACAACCGAGAGCTGGAGGGCTCTTATATTAACCTCTCTTGCTCGGGGTGCTCTATTGTTAACCACAAACATGACCTGACCGGTAATGGCATGGCCCGGAAAAGAGTTGGCATCCTTCTATGCTAAAAATGACAGAATTTAACCGCAAAGAATGGAAGAAAAAGATTTCCGCTTTAATAAAACAACATCCAGAACTTGTAAAAATGTCTGGCAAGATTGCTTTATACTTAAATAATGGAGAGACTTGTAAAATAAAGATTGTGGACAAGGAAATTTAATCAAAACCTTTTCGAAGAGGGCATTATGAGAGACAATGAAGAAACTAGACAAGATGTTAAAAATAGATCGTTATCCGGGAGGTCTCTTGATAACTTCGATGTAGATATTGCCGATAACAAGATTTACCATGACGATGGAGATGACTTCGATGTGGATATAACTGGCAAGCGAGTTAACAATGGTGGGCCCAGAAATAAAGATAAACCTTGGCTAGGCTAATCAAACCATTAGAAGCAGAAACCGAGATAGTGGTTGAGAACATGTAAAAGTTATTTAACAATTTAACACCCGGTACCTTTAAGCGCCTTTAATTAGGCCACCTTTAAGCCCGGATCGTAATTGAAGAGTGTAATACTTAAACACTCTTTGAAAGCGTTCCGGGCTTTTTTTATTTGCACATAGGCAATATGAAACAAAGTTTGATAATAATAAAGCTTGCCGCAAATGGATACACCGCGAGGCAAGAATCACTTAATGGCAATGATTATTTAGTCGTTCCAACCGCCATGCTTGTCGAAGGTGTCCACGTTGCCAATAACGGAGCTTTATATTATAGCCCTTCGGAGTTTGGCAAAATACCCGAAGCGTGGAATGGTATCCCTGTAACCATCTATCATCCGCAAGATGACGATGGTGAGTTTATTTCTGCAAACTCTCCGGCAGTTTATAAATTTCAGACAATAGGTATCATATTCAACACTCATCTAAACGCAGAAAACAAGCTGATGTCTGAATGCTGGATTGACATTGATAAAACAAGTTTGCTGTCTCCGGCTGTGTTGGAACATGTCAGGGCAGGGAAACCGCTCGAGGTATCAACGGGGGTATTTACCGAGAATGATGGTATTGCCGGTAGTTGGAACGGGGAGGGTTATACCTCAACCGCTTATAATTTCAGGCCAGACCACCTGGCTCTATTACCAGGCGGGGAAGGTGCTTGTAGCTGGGATGACGGTTGTGGCATCCGGGCAAACCAAAAAGGGGACAATGTGGAGCCTAAAGAATTATTAAAAATATTTAAAGATATAAATAAAAAAGGTTTTTCTATTAATCAGATTGGCTTCCAGGAAATATCCGGGAAGATTCAAACCAAGCTTGACAATATGGACACGGATATCCGAATACATTTTTTAGAAGAAGTATTCGAGACTGATTTTATCTTTGCCGTCCGAATGAATTTTCCTGGAGGTGGTGGAACCGAACTTTTCCGCAGGACATATATAGTCAATGCAGATGGAAGCATAGAGTTCACTGGGGAACCAACCCCAGTAATCCGCAATATAGAATTTGTTGGTGCAAATTCAAAAAAGGAAGGAGTCACAAGCATGAAAGAAAAAGATAAAAAAGAACCGTGTTGCCCGAAGCAGATTAAGTTAATCGTTCAGAGCAAGTTGACCCGGTTTGAAGAAAAAGACAAGGAATATCTGGAAACTTTGAGTGAGGAAAGGATTATTCAGTTATTGCCAGTAGAACCCGCTCCCGCTGCTAATTCAGTTGATAACCGGGATCAGGCCATTCAGGTCTTGCGTGAAGAGCTGAGAGACAAGGATAAGTTTATGGCTTTGTTGTCTCCCGAAGTACGCGCTCAATACCAACACGGACAGCAATTGGTCGATGACGAACGGATCAAATTAGTCGACCACATCGTTGCAAATTGCAACGACGCATATGATGCTGAAGCATTGAAACCGATGGGTATCGGTGCGTTAAAAAGGCTTATGAAAGCACTTCCCGCGCCAAGTGATTTTACCGGTTTGGGTGGTGGAATTAATAATCCAATCACGAATTCGGAAATGCTCCTTCCAGAAGGTGTCGAATAAGAGAAAGGTAGGTGATTATACGTGGCAAAAAACACTATAAGAGTAAAAAGTTATGTAGATGTCATGGAGGAAATGAAAGCAACTGCTATCGTCACTCCCGGCATGCTATGTGAGGAAGATCCAGCTGGAACACAAGCGGCGCCTTTTGTTAAACCTCACTCAACGGCAGAGGGCAACGCGATGCCCTTGTTTGCAATTGAGGACGAATCACAAGGAAAGGGTATCGACGATAATTATGCGGTTGACGATAAAGTGCAAGTATGGACCGCAAATCGTGGGGATTGGGTTTATGCATTGCTGGCAAATGGAGAAACAGCCGCCATCAATGATGATTTAGTATCTAATGGCGATGGCTATCTTCGCGTTCATGTTCCCGACGATTCCGGCTCCATTCAGACAAATGCTATTGTAGCAAGGGCAAAAGAAGCAGTGGATATGTCTGGTTCGAGTGGGGCAGATCCTTCGGGACGTATTTTGGTTGTAGCAGTTTAAAAAAAGGAAAGCGAGGTGAATTAAAAATGGAAAAAACAAATGTTGATCTTATTGGTAAAAACCAAGTTGAAGGTGTTCTGGCCAATAGAATGTTGGAAGAGGGATCTCTAAATATAAATGCCATGAGACCGTGGGTGTCCAAGAAAGATTGGCGGCCATATATAACGGTATTTACTGGTGGTGATCCTAAAAAGAAAACCAATTATCAAAATCGGCTGGTTACAAACGCAACTCTCCGGAGAGATGAATGGGTTGCCTTAGATGCGGCCATTCTCGAAGTATCCAGGACGCGTTTAAATGGGATTCAGGACTTGATTGACAAGAACCTGACTTTCGATCTTGGAAATGCCATGGGCACTACAGTATTAGAACATCATACTGTATCAGACTCGATGGAGGCTAATCTCACGATGACTGGAGAAACCAGGTCACCAGGAGATGTGCCTAATTTCGAGACTCTTTACACTCCCATTCCGATTATCCACGTTGATTATTCAATCAGCAAAAGAAAACTGGAATCAAGCCGTAAATTGGGAAATCCCTTGGACGTTACCAGCGTAAAACATGCCACGCGAAAGGTTGCAGAGAAGTTGGAATCAATGTTATTTACAGCAACTTCCTATGTGTTTGGTGGTGGTACTATTTGGAGTTATTTAAATCATCCCCAGCGCAATACCCGTGCACTTGGTACATCGTGGGCATCGAAAACGCCGTTACAGATAGTAACGCAGGTCATTGACGGGAAACAGGACTTGATTAATGACAAACATTACGGTCCATATGTTCTTTATATTCCGACTGCATATGAAACTGTACTTGATAAAGACTATGATGCAACCACCCCAGGAAAAACTATTCGACAGAGGATCTTGGAAATAAACAATATCGATAGCATCAAAGTGGTTGATACGCTTCCCGCCAACACTGTATTGCTTGTCCAAATGACCGAAGATGTCGTGAGGTTAATTCGTGGACTTGGTATTCAAAGCATGGAATGGACTACTGAGCCATTTATTGTAAAGCACAAAGTAATGACCATTCAGGTTCCGCAAGTTAGAGCCGATCAGAATGGGGCCTCCGGTGTGTTGCACATTTCCTAGCCAACTATTTTGCTAATCATGCAAAGATGAGGTTTTTACATAATGGAAGATGAAAAAAGATCAAAGATTAAATGGGTAAACAAAACCGGCAAGGTGTCTCTGGATAATGGAAAGACTTATAAAAGGGGAGAGCCTTTCCTTGCTCACGAAGAAGAAATCCCAAAAGGCGCACGTGACGTTATAAAGCCATTAGATGCCATACCAGCACCGGCTCCCTTAGTTCCGGTCATTGGATTTGAAATTGTCCCATCAAAAGACAAACCTGATGGCTGGTTTAACGTGATAAACGTCATGTCAAAAAAGCCGATAAACAACAAAGGACTCCGCCAGGAAGAAGCTGAATTAATGCTCTCGAATTTATTGGAGGGCTAAAGATGCCAGCGTGGCAAGTCCCAAATTTTTGGCAAGGTGAAACGTGCTGGATAATAGGGGGGGGGCATTCAGTTCCCCGTCAATTTGACGTTCCAGAGAATATTATTCATAGTGTAATGAATAATGAATTGCCGCTATCTGCTTATTCTCCATACCTTTCCCAGCTTCACGGTCAACGCATAATTGGTATCAATAACGCCTATTCCATGGGAGAATGGATAGACATTGTTTTTTTTGGTGATTGCCCATGGTATACAATCCACCGCTCCGCTCTGGCTACATTCCCAGGACTTAAAGTATCTTGCTGCCCCCGGTTCGTCAATAAGAAAAAAGAAAACTTCGTCAAGGGACTAAAAAAAAATCCTGACAGACGTTTCGGAATTACTCAAAACAAAACTAAGGTTTCTTGGAATGGCAACAGTGGGAGTGCCGCGATCAACCTTGCTGTGCATTTAGGCGTAAAAAAGATTATTTTGTTGGGATTTGATATGTGCCCCGGAGAAGATGGGAATACTCATTTTCATAGTTTTCATGGCAAAACTAAAAAGGCCACCCTTGCTCGGCATTTAAGAGGATTCCCGCAGATTGCGAAAGATGCCAAAGAACTTGGGATTGAGATCATTAACGCCAGTCCCGATAGTGCGATTAAGGAATTTCTGAAAGTTAGCGTAAAGGATTTATTGTGAAAGACAAAAAATATGGCGCTGAATTAATACTCGATTTACATAATTGTGACCCTTCTACATTCAGAAGATCGGTTATAGAAGAATTCATGACAAAATGCTGTGAAATTATGGAAGTTGAGCAATGCGCTCTTTATTTCTGGGATGATGTTGGTATTCCTGAAGATGAAAAACAAACTGACCCCAAAACAAAAGGAACGACGGCTGTACAATTCCTTCTTCAGAGCAACATAACTATACACACCCTTGATATGTTGGATAAAGTTTTTATTAATCTATTTTCTTGCAAGAAATTTAACACTAAAAACTTGAGTTACTTGGCTGTAGAGACATTTAAGGGGAAGATCGTTAATCATTACTTATTGGATAGATTATGATAGGAGTCCTGATAATACCCACAGGAATAGGCGCAACAATCGGCGGTCATGCTGGAGATGCAAATCCCGTATGTAAGTTATTAGCTGGGTGTTGCGATACCCTGATTACACACCCCAATGTTGTCAATGCATCTGACATTAACGAGATGCCAGAGAATGTTCTTTATGTCGAAGGGAGCATCCTAGATAGGTTTCTTAAGGATGAAGTTAACCTCGAACCCGTCAGAACCTATAATAAGATTTTATTAGCATGTAATAAACCAATTTCAAATCAAACGATAAATGCTGTTAACGCTGCCCGGATAACGATAGGCGCTGATATTGAGATTGTCGAATTAGAATCTAAATTAAGGATGGTGGCAAGATTCGATCAAGGTTTGGCTACTGGTGACGTAATGGGATATATGTCATTAATTGGGCAGATTAAAGATTATAATTTTGATGCTTTGGCAATTCACACTGTTATTGACGTGAAGAGGAATGTTGCTCTTGATTATTTTAAAAACGGTGGGATAAATCCATGGGGCGGCGTTGAGGCCAAGGCATCGAAATTAATTGCAAAGGCACTCATGAAACCTGTCGCTCATGCACCGCTTGAAGACATGGACACAAAAGATTCATTGCAAATAATTAATTCTGCCATGAATCCACGTATGGCGCCTGAAGTTATTTCAAACTGCTATCTTCATTGTGTCCTAAAGGGATTGCACCGGGCGCCGAGGGTTTCTACTGGAAATCGGACCAAGGGAATATCAATTGATGACGTTGATTGGTTGGTTGCTCCTGATGGTTGCTGGAACGTTGCGCAATCTGCATGCAAAAAAGCTGGTATTCCAGTAATAGTAGTAAAAGAAAACAAAACATGTCTTAATATAAACACAGAATTCTCGATTGATATTCAAAACTATTGGGAGGCAGCTGGATATGTCATGGCAATGAAGGCTGGCATAAAACCTGATTCAGTAAGGGTATGATATGAACGCCGCAATTCTCGAAAAACAGAATTCTCCACTAGTTATAGCTGATTTATGTCTCCCAAATCTGGAATGTGGCCAGGTTTTGGTTAAAGTGAAAGCTGCTGGAATTTGTGGCGCCCAAATAGGAGAGATTTCCGGATCTGCTGGACATGACAAATACCTTCCGCATCTATTGGGTCATGAAGGGGCGGGGATTGTTAAAAACATCGGTCGTGGTGGTTCTCACTTGAAGAGAGGCGACCACGTCGTGATGCATTGGCGAAAAGGGGCTGGTATAGATGCACAGCACTGCCCTGAATATAAATGGGGGGATAAGATAGTCGGGGCTGGCCCCATTCATACATTTACCGAATATGCCATAGTCTCTGAAAATCGTTTAACTCCAATTGACAAGGACATCCCTTTTGATGTAGCTGCCCTTATGGGATGCGCGGTCACAACCGGGCTTGGATTAATAAACAATGAGGCTCATTTAAAAATCGGGCAGTCAATAGCTATTATTGGTTGCGGTGGTGTCGGCTTGAATATTGTTCAGGGTGCTGCGATGGTTGGTGCCGGGATCATTGATGCTTACGATATTTATCCAAATAAGCTGGAGATGGCAAATAAGTTTGGCGCAACCGGTCTTTATGATCCCACTAACATTAGACTCATCTATTATCATGACTTATATGATGTAGTTGTCGATTGTACCGGCAAGACGGAAATGATTGAATATGGGTATAGCATAACATCACCAGGCGGTAGGATGATATTGGTCGGCCAGACATCCCACGATCAGGATCTTAAAATAAACAATATGCGACAACATTATTGTGGGAAGACGTTGATGGATAGCCAGGGCGGGTTAACCAATCCCACGATAGACATACCTCGATATTTAAAATTATATAAAGCTGGGAAATTAAAAGTCGATGAGTTAGTAACTCATAGATTTTCGCTTAATGATATCAACAAAGCCATCGGCATAATCAAATCCGGGCAAGTGGGTAAATGCATTATAACGATGGGGGATTTGTAATGGGATCAGGTGGCGAGGGATCATCGGATAAAGCGACATCTAGGGTAATACAATCTGACGATTCAAAAATAAAGTTAGCCAATACTGGCGGTTCAGCAATCAATGCAGCCACTGAAGAAAAACAAGATGATATTGTCACGGAACTGCAAACAGTCCGTGTCCTTGATTCTGGTAATTCTACAACAGGAAACCTTGGTAATGGTGGCATATTTGAAGGAGAATGGATTGATGTATTAAATTATGCAAGTTTAAGCATTGAATTATCTACAGATCAATTATCAGCAATAGATGGATTCAAAGTTGAGTCAAGTGACGATGCGAATACCATAAATCACACTCATTCTTTTTCGATAAATGCAGGCTCTAATAAACATTATACGTTTACTTTAAGTGGTAGGTATTATCGGGTTAAATATATAAACGGAACAACACCCACAGCAGCGTTTATCATAGGCTCTTCATTGAGCAAAATAGACCAATCACACCAGCACACTCATGGGGTGGAATTCGTTATCACATCCGATCATCCTGCGGATTTAGTGAGGTCAGTGTTAACGGCCAAGAGGGCTGATAATGCATATGCTAATATACGTTCTACGAATGGTAATAATCTAAAAATATCACTGGAAGAACTTGAAGCTGCCATAAGTAGCAACTCAAATACTCAATTAAACGTAACTATTTACGACTCTTCCGGCCTTGAAGTGAACAGGATTGATGATACGCCGATATTTTTTGAAGATACCAGCTTTGAAACTGGTGATAGTCCAGTTACACTGGACATAAATAGTAGTGCTGGGCTGGGAAGAGAAGGCACCCAGGGGTGGATTAAAAATGATGGCCCCGGTAACTTCACAATAGCTTTTTCAACTGACGGCGTATCTTTTGGCGACGAACATACTATGAAGCAAAATGAAGTTATGAGGTTTTCAGGTATTGTTGTGGACAGTTTGCGCATAACATGGATAGCTGATAGCGCTTATAGGGTATCGGTGATATAAATGGTAGAACTCACTCCTAATGTTGGTATTTGTGACGTCATTAGAACGCCTATTGTAGCCAATTCCGTGGACATAATTGATAGTGACGGTACATTGATATCTGGGTCAGTATCAGACATTCAAAACTGGGAAGATAATAATTCAATCCATTTCCAAGAAGTCACGGGAGTGCCAGGTTTTAATATTCAGTTTACATTTGCCAATGTTAGGGATTTTTGTTTCATTGGTATTTCAGCTTATTATGATGGAACACATTATATCCAGACACAGATATTTGATGATGAGAATTCAGTCTGGAGATTATTATGGACTTTTGATAGGGGATTAGATTTCAATTATAGGTTTAGTGATTTACCAGTGGGCATAGCAAGTAGGCGTAATTATATTAACGGCAGCAACGAAGTATTAATTAGGCTTTATCATCCGACAACAGGAAATGCATCGCATGATCTATTCATAAATTATGCATCAATAATAGGATAGAGTGTATTATGACTACAAAGCGCAGCTGGTGGTCAGATAATTGGAAATCATTGGCGTGGCTTATATTTTTTATGGGTGTGGCTTGGACTACATTGGAATATAAAATTGACCGCATCGAAGCCAGAGAAGTATCAAGAGAGGTTTTTGATGATCTTGGGTTCCCGAAAGTAGATGGAGAAATATTAGAGAACGAACTTTCACACATAAAAAAACAGCTCAAAAGGATTGAGGATAAGACTATCGAGACCCATGAACTTATAAAGGCAATCCACCCCCATGAATAATATTGAAAAATTCTTAAAAGAACTCACTGTCTATGATTGCGACCTGACAAAGGTTAGATTGGGCGGTCCAGGTGATGGCGGTTATGTTGTTCTGGAAGAGTTATGCCAGAAAACAACCAAGTTGATAACTGTTGGGGTGGGTGATGATATAGGATTAGAACTTGATTTCATGAATAAATTTAACCCGGATAAAATAATCTTATTCGATCCGACAATTGATGGGATTAAAGAGGATCATCCGAAAATTGAATTTCATAAAAAAGAATTCACAGAGAACTCTGTTAAAATCCCTTTGAGATCAATGCTTAAAATAGACATTGAATGGAATGAGTGGGATTTGTTGGAAAATTTAAGTAGGTCAACATTAGAAATGTTTGATCAGGTTCTTGTTGAGTTCCATATTATTCATACTCAACCCAAAGATGGACTATCGCCATATTTCAACGGTGTTTATCAAGATGCACATGACAAAATAAATCAAGATCTTTTTTTCAAATATTATTCTGAGTTGAAAAAGCTGAATGAAGTTTTCTGTATTTATCATATTCATGCAAATAATTCTTTGCCGGTTGTCAAAGTTGAAGAAGGAAAAGGCGGTGATCGATATAGTCATGTATTCCCGCCATTACTTGAGGTGAGCTTTGTGCACAAAGAACTTGCCGGGAATATAAAACCAAAGATCGGTACATTCCCAGAAGGTTGCTTGGATCGTTCAAATAAATCTGATAGGCCAGATATTTTTAATTGGTATCCCATATGTTGAATTCACTTAAAAGTAAAAAAATAGGTTATATTTTGATGACATTGAATTTTTGTTCAATATTCTTATATCCTCCCAAGCACGTACTGGCTTTTATGCTTTTCGGCTTGATGGGCGCTGTACTAATTCAAATGATTTTTTTTCCTAACGAGAATAAAAATGGTCCTTGTTCGGGAATTTTATAATTGGTACCCGATATGCTAAATATGTCTAATGATTTTTGGCTTGGTTTCGGTGTAGGCGAATTATTCATGCTCATAACTATTGTTTTATTTTTTATAAGTCATAAAAGAAAAATATCCCCGTATTATTTAAGCAAAGCTATTAGGAAACATATAAAAGAAAATGGTTGGGTTAGGTTTGATGGCACACCGCTGGTGGGGGGTAGTAAAGTAACAGGGCACTCCTTTGGGCCTCCTCCGGGAGTAATAAAACCAATACCCCCACCTTCACCTCCAAAAGGGAGGCGACCGCAATAAATGCTAAACGACCGCTCAAAACAAATCAGACGCGATACCATAAAGCTTTCAAAGGCTAATGGCGGGTATCACTGGGGCGGTGCTTTCTCGATTGTTGAAATATTGATTGCCCTCTATGATCACGTTCTTACCGATGATGACCGGTTTATTTTGAGCAAAGGACATGCTTGCTGGCCCTGGTATGTTATCTTGCGCGAGAAGGGGTTTAACCCGAGACTTGAGGGGCATCCATCCCGTGACCCTCATAACGGTATTATCTGCTCAACCGGGAGCCTTGGGCATGGTTTTCCGATGGGCGTTGGTATGGCGATGGCAAAGAAATTGAAGGGAGAGCCGGGTAAAATTTACGTTCTTATGGGAGACGGCGAATGCCAAGAGGGTACAACTTGGGAGTCAATGCTGATTGCGGCACATCACAAGCTTGATAATCTGGTTGTGATTGTGGATTCTAATAATATTCAGGGATCTGGCATGATATCCAATATATTACCCATGAATGCATTATGGGAAGCTTCAAATAATGCAGGTTGGATTGTAATGAAGACATTAGAAGGAAATGATATTGATAGGATAATTAACCTGCTACTTACCAAAACCACAACTCCAAACAAACCGAATTTATTTTTTATACATACAATCAAAGGCAAGGGCGTCTCTTTCATGGAAAACAAACCCGAGTGGCATGCAAAATGGTTGGGTGATGACCAGGAAAAGATTGCTATGGAAGAATTACAATAATGCATAAATACATCCTCTTATCAACGTTGCAGAGCACCGGTACCTGGTGGGTTATTGATGCCTTGCGGAAACATCCAGACATCGGTGGTCTCGCACATACCAACAACTTAATGGCGCTTCAAAATGGATGGGTATTGCGGGATGGGTGGACGGGTAATCCTCACAACGAAGCACTTGCGCCGGCCGGCAAGTTCACTTTACTATATGAGCATTACGGGGCGGTTCAGTCACCTTTCTACCGTTGGTACCCACAATCAGCACAAGAGTCAATGATGTTGGTTGTCCCGACGCTATCACCCCTCAGAGATCCGCTATTGTGCATGATTC